CAACATCGCATTGGCAGGTACGGGTGTCGGTAAGAGTTTATTCATGTGTCATTGTGCTGCGTCTGCCTTATCGCAGGGTAAGAACGTATTGTACATCACTATGGAGATGGCAGAAGAACGTATTGCGGAACGCATTGACGCGAACCTCATGAATGTACCCATCGATCAGATACAGAATATGTCTAAGGAAATGTTCAAAGATCGAGTACAGCAGATAGGTAAGAAGACTGCAGGTAAGTTGATTATCAAGGAATATCCTACGGGTCAGGCGCACAGCAGTCACTTCCGCGCATTGCTTGAGGAATTGAAACTGAAAAAGAAGTTTGCTCCGGAGATAGTATTCATAGATTACCTAAATATATGTGCGTCTTCAAGAATGAAAGGAATGGGAGGGTCAATAAACTCATACACTTACATCAAGGCAATCGCTGAGGAACTTCGGGGTCTCGCAGTTGAGTTTGATCTTCCAATCGTATCTGCCACACAAACGACGCGTTCTGGTTTCTCAAACTCTGATCCTGGTCTCGAAGACACTTCTGAATCTTTTGGTCTACCCGCAACTGCTGACCTGATGTTTGCCCTTGTCTCTAACGAAGAACTAGAGAAGCTTGGGCAGATCATGGTGAAACAGTTAAAGAACCGATATAATGATCCAAATGTGCATAAGCGGTTTGTGGTTGGTATTGACCGATCAAGGATGACATTGTTTGATGTAGATGAACGACAACAAAATCTCACCATAGAAGACAAAGATGATGATGTACCAATGTTTGATAAGACGCCTTCGGGGGAGAAACTTAAAAACATAAAAATGTTCTAAGGGGATCAACATGGACGGAACGCTACACACAATAATCGCAACAGGAATGTTGTTCGTTGCTTATTCAGCAGGTAAGTTTTTCGGACGTCGTGAAGGTGAACACTATGTATGGGATATTATTGGAAATATCTTCAATGCTGCCAAGATTGAGATAACAGAACTTGGCGAATTAATTGTTACTGATATGAATGGAAATGAAAAGAAGGTTAAATGATGGATTACAAATATCGTGAAGGTGAACTGATCGCTGAGTTCAAAAGATACATTGACTCAACGTATCAACAACATTATGTGACTGACGGAAAGCAGACAATGGACAGCATCATTGCCAATGGGCATGGGACTGGTTTTTGTCTAGGCAACGTAGACAAATATAAAGATCGTTATGGTAAGAAGGGCGAGTCTCCGGATGAGTGGCGCAAAGATCTGATCAAGGTCATGCACTACACTCTGTTTCAATTGTTCATTCATGACAAAGAGCATGGCATCGCTAGCGAAAGAGATACTGTACAGAGAGAGTTGTTGTTTGATCTACCGAACCCCGTCAGTATAACAAATATTGACTGGAACCATGCGCCAGGAACTATGTCTCTGACAGAGGTTGACATATCGAGTAAAAATAGGCAGAATAGAAGTATAGATGATGCAACACCCGAGGAATGGAATGATGCCGCAAGACAAGCAAGATATCCGCAATACCCGTCAAACCTCTAAGGTAGTTTCTTTGGAAGAGTTTCGGGGCAGAAAAAACTATCAGGGCGGGATCGTAGAGTATCCCTGCGTTGATATAATTTCATACGAACTCACTGACTTTGACGGTGAGAAGTTTACAACGATAAGGTTTGATGATGAGTGAGATATTTGACTTTGGTTTCACGGCAGTCACCGAGGAAGAACTTGAATCAGTACAGACGCTTCAACAGACAGTCGTTGAGTCAGAAGGGTTTGAAGAACGATTGAATAATTTGTATAATGCGATTCAACCGTTGCTGAACAACCTGAGGAAAGATCCGGAAAAAGAATATATACTTTGGCCGAATCGTTTGGAGAGAGTAGAACAGTTCTCCGATTATCTTGATGCAATTTACAAAGGCGAGAAGTAATTTTGTTGAAGGCACTAAAGACGCCACTACGTTATCCTGGTGGCAAGTCAAGAGCGACTCGTTATCTTCACAGGCACATACCTGAGAGGATGACAGAGTTTGTTGAACCGTTCCTTGGCGGCGGTTCAATGGCAATCCATATGACAAAGTTAAACCCAGATCTTCCTATCTGGGTCAACGACAAGTATTACAACCTGTATTGTTTCTGGAAAGTTCTACAGAACGATACTGATCAGTTGTTCGAAAAACTTATCGAAAAGAAAGACATCGCGATGTGCTTTATAGATCAAGCGCAATCTCATCGTGAACTGTTCATACAATGTAAAGAAGAACTCAAAGATCAAGCGTTGGAAGAAGATCCGTTCGAGATTGCTTGGCGGTTCTATGTTCTGAACAAGTGTTCTTTCTCAGGTCTTGGCGAGTCTTCTGGATTCTCAAAGTCTGCATCGCAGCAGAATTTCTCATATTCTAACATTCGTAAACTCCAAGCGTTCGGCAGTATGATTCAGCACTGGGATATTACGAACCTAGATTACACGCACGTGCTGGGCGCGTGCAATAAGGAATCGTTCGTGTTCCTTGATCCACCTTATGATATCGAATCATTCTTGTATGGTCGGAAAGGAAACATGCATAGTACGTTCGACCATCAAGACTTTCGCGATCAGGTATCTGTATGCGAAGCACAAATGATGATCACGTATAATTCCAATGATAAGCTCAAGGAAATGTTTTCTTCTTGGAATCAACAAGAATGGGACTTGACTTATACGATGCATTCAAGTAAGGTATATAGAAGTCATGAGGCGAATCGAAAAGAATTGCTCTTAACGAACTACAAAAACAGTGCAAACACATTGGAGGATTTTTATGAGAAGGACGCACCAACAAAGGATTCAAATGTCTCGAAGGTCGGAGATTTGGCAAATGACACGAGAGAAGTATGAAGGTCGACCGCGCGGCACTGAAAGAGTCGTTGAGCGACACAATAATCGCAACTCCCCTAAACCTAGCAATTAATTACTTATTCCTAGCGTTGCTGATGTCACTTGAATTTGGTCCGGTTTTGATTTCTGTCATTATGACTATGGTATTTTTTGTAATTGCGATAGTGCGAAAATATTATGTCCGGACTTGGTTTAAGAAACGGCAGTCCCGATAGGGATCGTCTCGAGAGGACGCTAAACTCGCTCTGGTCCGCCTCGGTGAAATCCGAGGGCGGTGTCCCGAGATGACATGAAACTCGCTCTGGTCGTTACGTTACCCGTCTCCTGAGCATGAGGAAAACTGCTCAACACATAAACACACACATAAGGAGGCAATTATGTCTAATGCAAATCCATACGAACTTCGGTTCCAAATTTTTGAAACAGCAAGAAACACCCTAGTAGACGAATACTGGGCTCAAGTAAATCGCCGAGAAGCCTTGATTGAAACAGGTGGTGTTGATACTATTCCCACTTTCCCTACATACCCCAGTATGTCAGAGGTCATGGAAAGAGTCCAAGTAATCAACGATTTTGTTTCTAATAACTAATCGGAGATTGGCGCAGTCAGGGAGTAGTTCAGCGGTAGAATGTCTGCTTTGGGAGCAGATGGTCGCAGGTTCGATCCCTGCCTCCCTGACCAACTTTATTATTAAGGAAAATTATGAACTTTAATCCACAACCAAAACTTGTATTCGCGAAGGGTCGAGTTCTTCCTGATGTGACATTCCGTACTCGCGTGCGGGATGATTCTATCGGAGGAGACAACCCATATCGTTGGCAAGACATGACAACTGCAGATTATTTCGCCGGAAAGCGAGTGATTCTGTTTTCGCTCCCAGGAGCATTTACTCCGACTTGTTCAACCTTTCAACTTCCTGGGTTCGAACAGATGGCACCTGAGTTTCGTGCTATGGGTATTGATGAAATCTACTGCATGTCAGTGAACGATTCTTTTGTTATGAATGCATGGGCAAAGAGTCAAAACCTTGAGAACGTCAAAGTCATTCCAGATGGTTCCGGAACCTTTACGAAAGAAGTTGGAATGCTTGTTGACAAAGACAACCTTGGATTTGGTTTCCGTTCATGGAGGTATGCAATGGTTGTTAATGACGGGACAGTCGAGGTTCTTCTTCGTGAAGCAGGTTTGACTGACAATGCCGAAGATGATCCGTACGAATTTACCACACCTGAATCTGTTATGAATTACTTGAAGAGCGGTGACGCTCAGGAGGCAACACAATGAATACTGAAGAATTTTTAAACTACATTAAGGAGAATGTCGCGACGGTTGAGTTCCGAAAGGTTGGGACTGACGAGTTACGTGTCATGCCATGTACGCTAAATTCTGAGGTGATGGGCGAGCAATCTGCAGAAGTAACCCAGCAAGCTAACAACGATCACCTAGTTGTCTGGTCTATGGACAAAGACGCTTGGCGTTCGTTCCGTGTCAATACTGTCGAGCGATGGTACGAGGGATATCCTTCTGGCAACTAATCGGTATTATTACCGAAAAATAATTAAATTATTTTCTGAAAAAACTCCTTACAAATCAACGACTTACAAGCGGCAAAAAACTCCTTTAATATCAAGGAGTTGCCGCTTTACTTTTTCCCCCTTCTCATAGTATAATTCCTTTATTGAAATTGATAAGGAAAAGGAAATAGTTATGGCACGAATTATCCACCAATGTGAGTTTGACCTTCAAGACATGGAAGCAGAAGGAATTGACTTCAACCAAGCGCTTCGAATCATCAAGGGTTTCATGGGAACCGAAGATACTCTTGACGCTCTTCAAGGTTTTGAGAAGCGATACGAAAAAGCAGAGATCGCTGCTTACGAGAACGACGAAGATTATAGTTTCGATCGTGAGTGGAGATACGAGATCTATGCTTACAACCTTCTGGTCGAAGGTTTCTCAAAGTTGTTTGCTCCAAAGGAGGCTTAATCATGATTTTGATTGAAAACATTAATGAGTTTGTTGGTCGTATCCCCGCTGGTCACGAGTTGATCGTAATGGAGAAAGGCGAAATCAACACTGCTATGACTTTGTTTGGTTTTAATGAGATCGGTATGTTTGATAATGAGTTTGTCAATCCGCAGTATGCTTTCTTGGAGGTTGTGTAATGTACATCGTATCCTTTGGAGAAATCGCAGAGCAACCTCGATTAGATGAGTTTGCTCTCGCGCTCCACGACGTTCTATTCGCGGAGATTGATCACAACTTCACTATCACCATTGACTACATGGACGATATCGAAGATCAAGCGTGCGGGTTCTGTTTTCTTGACGACGATGAAAGCATTGTCATTCAAATCAATAACACGCTGAATCCCCGCGAAGCAGCAATCACGCTCGCGCACGAGATGGTTCATGCGCGACAGTTGGTTAATGGGTTTGACTTCTGTGAAGAAGAAGCGTATGATTTAGAGACTACCCTT